ACACCGGCATGACGCATGAACAGGTATCATGCCCTGGGCTTCCTCAAGAGTAAATACTGACCTCTCTAAATCAGCACATTGATTGCATACACGATTGTCGCCGGCGGTAACTAATTCTGCCTTTACAGTTACCTGTGCGATTTGCCAACTCTTAAACTCCTCAAGCTGTGCCTCTGCATGTGCACGAATTATTTCAGTACGCGCCAATAATTCAGCCCGTCGCTTAGCGGGAATAAAACGACCTAATGTATCTACTATGCCCCCCGACAAGACCGAACGCAGATTGCGGGCTATCTCACGGGCCCCAAGTCCATCGGCAAGTCCCTGGCTCAGCACTCTTGATATTTGCGTGTCCATCGCAGATGTAATTCCTTTAAGGTCGTTGAATGCCCTTGTATAGAGCAGCCCAAGCCTGTCAACATGAAATGGTGAGGACATAGAAACGGCGATGCCCCCGGTTTGCTCAAGCGGCGGCACATCAAAGCCCGCTGCCGTTAGTTGATAGCGTGCCCTCATGACACCCCGGCGATAAGAATCGGAAATATAAATGTTAGTCCATGCCTGATCTATGCTGCGCCCAAGTTGTTGCAGTTGTGTAGTCTCCAGGATTCCTTTGTTGATTTCATCTTCTAACCACTCCATGAAAGCCTGAATCTTATCGGTGCTCCTTGGAAAATCAAAAGCACGATAGCCCGGAGATTGATTGAGCACAGGTTTGCTAAGCCCCAGCACATCATCGGTGACAACAGCCTTAACAATATCATGTTCTAGCTTTGCAAAACGCGTTCGCATGTCACGGGCAAACCGATTTCTTAACGTGGTCGTCTGCGATGGATCACGATTGGTAAGTAGTAATTTGAGCATAAGTAGGACAGATACGCTTGCTACAAGAAGCAAACAAAATTATTATTAATATGAATATGAATATTATTTTTCTCATGAATCCAGTAAATTTTCTGTCTCTATATTGAATCTGTCTTCTTCGGTGGCCTGGTCTTCCATGGCCTGCAACGCCTCGTCAATCTGTTCATCGTTCAACCCTAAAATATATTTCAAGGCCAACTCTATGGGAAGGATCTCCATGCCTGCCAATGAGTCGCCGTAAGATTTCAGCGATTCCGCCCGCACCTTACCAGTATCGACCTTTTCCTTTTCCGAAGGGGAAAAGATGTCTGGCCAAACAACATTATAACTTTCAAAAACGGGAAGGATCTGAAATTCCATTAACCTGTTGATCAATGGTCTTAATATTTCGGGTTCAGCATACTCTTCCATGCGGGTTTTGATCAAATCTAACCATGCATCCCTATCCTGCGAGGAAGCCAACTCACCGCGTTCTGAACCTATAAGTATCCGTTTTGGTATTCCCGTTTGGGCAGAGATCGCCTGCAATTGTGCGTCTATATGATGTAAGGGGTCAGCAACCTGTTGGGCAAGAGCATTAATATCAACACCTGAAGTTTGTATGATTCGCCGCAAGTCATGCTCATAATCTTCAATCCGTTCTGCCATTAATCCCCTCTCCACATCTGTCATCTGATAACCTTCCCTGTCTGTAACATGATAGCCCGGCCGTGCACCACGCCAGAACATCTCAGCATCACCACCTAACAATTTCTCTATGTCAACCAAGCGATTTATGACGGGTTCTAGTCGTGGCATGCCCTCTATTTCAGAGGTCAAATGACCCGAAGTAACATGTAATACCCTAGACCAATGAATTATAATTTCATCCTCCTGTCCAGTACCGGGACTCAGTGATTTAATTCGATAGCTTTTAGGCTGGCCGTATCTTGGATTCGACGAGTTGTCCTCGTATTCATGTATTTTGCCGGCATCCTCTGCAATTTGGCGTATATATTGCAGTTTACGCTTGCCGCTTGCAGGTCTCAGAAAGTCCTCCTTTGCTTTGACATCATCAAGCCCCAAAACCAGGAGAGCGTGTTTACCTATACCGGCAAGTTTATCTAGCTTAACAAGTCTTTGCTTTATTTTGTGCACCCTTTCCAGGTTGCGCCAGGCCTCGTATAAAGCAGAATCTTCAATCGTTTTCCCATATTCAAAGACCAGAAGATCACCGCTCCATGTCTTATCCACCGGACGATTTATGATTGCCGACCCAATATCATTCCTCTTATACTTATTCCAATAATAAGTGAAGGTTAAGTCGGTTTCCTCCGGATACCCCAAAGCCTTATAAATTTTGCGGTCATCGCCGTACTGGTAGCCCAACCGCTGGCCCAACTTATTGCGCTGTGTGAGGTCAGAAACTATTTGAATGTAAGTTATTAACTCCTGTTTGCTGAGTTTAGTGAGACTTTTATTGCCGTTTACTTCCATACTTGAGCCCCAAGTTAATTAAAAATTTTCAAACTGAGACACTACCAAATTCTGCTCTTACCATACCTTTGCCATTTTCCGCCCGCTCAAATGTGCAAATGACCCGGAAGAAGCATCCACCTGATCTTTATAATGGCCCAGTGGAAAGTTTCTGAGCTCCTCAATATAGGCATAATTCCATTCCGCAGCAATTATCTGAACATTCCCGTTATTAACTTGTACAGATAGGGGGTCAGCACGGCTTACCTTATCTCCGGTAGGACGGTCGGCATACACGTTGTACCCGGCCAGGTTCCTGATGGTTGCCTCGGCACTTTCCTTGCCACCAGAACCAGGCTCCTGCTCAACAAATACCATGCATTGGTCTCCATCGGCTATGGCACATTCTTTAATGATAGCCTCACGCTCATTACTGGCCCACTGCCCGCGTTTAACATCCAAGAGAACAAACACCCCGCTTTTTAGCTTGCACATTTTCACCCCCACAGTGTAGGCTCCACTGTCCTTGCTTCCGGCCTTGTCCCAATATCTCACCAGCATCTCCTGATCTAAATAATGAGGAGCACGATTTAAGACTTGGATATGGTCTACCTTAAACATACCTCCCCCAGCCGGTACGGGGTTCTGTCCTATCTGTCCTGAATATCCGTATTGACCCAAATCCATCTCAAGATCTTCCAGCGTGTCCCAGTCCAGGCGATTGATGTCGAATAACCCATCGTCGGAATAATATTTATCCCATTCCTGGGGTTTTAGAAATTTATAATAGTTCTTGATTTCACCGGGAAGACAGATATGTTTTATCTTTTTTTTCTTTTTGGCCAACAAATGACCCGTAGGGTCGTTCTGATGCAGGCGCTGCATAATCATAATTGTGGCCGTTACCTTCTTGTCAACCTTGCGGGTTGATAGTGTCTGATCCAGGTAATTATTTGCTGTTTTCATGGTGGCCTCAGAAAGAACGCCTCTAGGATCAATAATATCATCCGGAATAATTATATGAGCATGAAAGCCTATAATCCTTGCACCTACGGAAGTCGATACCCTGCCGCCACCCTGCTGGGGCTTATCATCTCTAAAATAAACAATTCGGAAATTCGATTTTACATCTTTGTCTCCCCTTATGTCTATCTCCGGGAACATGTGCCTGAATTTATCATGCCTTATAATGTCTCTGGAATATTCAGCCGATTCCCGGGAAAGAAAATCAGAATGTGACGTAGTTATAAATCGCATCCACGGCCAGTTTACCCAGCACCATATAGGGAAAAAGATAGAAACCAGCCCTGTTTTTGTAGTCCCTGGAGGGACATTGATTATCAAATCATACAATTTAGGTTTACCCTCCGATACCCTGCGGGCAACTATCTCCAGTTCTTCGGAAAGTTTCTTTAGGTGCCAGTTATCCACAAATTTATCCGATGAATAGCAGTCCCAGAAATAGCGGACAAAAAAATAAAGCGATGAGGATGCCTGAACTTTCATACGAAGTACAGGGTCAATCATTAATATATCCTTTATTTTATCCTTGAGAATAACATCCATTTTTAATTTTTGCGGTTCTCCTCGTCGGTGAGCTGCTGCATGCCCATTTCAAAGATGGCCTGCTTTACCTCATCGGGCATATCTTCTATTGACTTTAATTTTGTGATGTCTTTGTGATTGTGCTGAACTATACCTGAATGATGGAATTCGGAATGTGGCTTGCCCTCGGTGCGGTCAAATATCTCCTGAATGGCCTTTATGTCGTCTTTCTTCACGGCCCTGGTTATTAGCTTGTGGACTATCACGTCTGATAACTTCCTCTTTTCCTTGACACCAGCATCATTTGTTATTTCAACTTCTTCATCGAGCATTTCCTTTAGGATCGATGATAACGTGCGACTACCCTTAGGCCGTCCAGCCTTATTGATTCTGCTTGGGTCAGTGTGAAAACCTTGCCCCTTTATGTTATCCGGATTTGGCAAAACTTCGTTGTTTATTCGTTGTTTCCCAAAGTTCGCCATTTTTCCTGACTTCCAATGAAGGATCGAGTTTTAGCATCCTTTCGAGGATTATCTGACAGTACTTGGGATCTATTTCAATTCCATAGCATTTGCGGTTGAGTTGGTGAGATGCTACCATCGTAGTACCTGAACCTAAGAAGGGATCATAAACATCTCCATCATGGTTTTGGATGGGTCTGGCCATGCATTCAACGGGCTTTTGAGTTCCATGAAATACAGCCTCAT